CTCTTAGAAGTTGGGCATTGTACTGCTTTGTTCCTCTAGCATCACCAATATTACTTCTTACAGATGCTGTATTTGTAAGATTATTTTTTACGAGTTGAAATCTTGCAGATATTTTGTTGAGTTTTTCTACTGAATTAGTAAAACCTGCTAGGTATTTTGCTAAGTCCTGACTTGTTGTAATTTCTATCTTGTCAACCATAATATTACTTTATAAAAGGTTTTCTATTATTTAAATTTCTCTTACTTTTCTTTTTAGGTTTTACAACTCTTTGATCACCTATAGGTACGCCTGGTTTTACGACTATCCCTTGCTGTACTTTATATGTTAATAATATATATTTAAGATATTGCCATGGTTGACTATCTACCTGTTTCTTGTCCCACCCAAATTGTGTGGCACATATTGTGTATAATTGGTATTTTATTTGTTGGTAGTCGGTGAGTCTTCGAAGGGCTTCATCGTCTGGTTCAAATAGTCCCCTAAAGGGTATGCATCTACCACCTTTTTAGCGATTTGAATGATAATTTTGTAACCAACTTTGTCTAGACCTTCTTCCGTAATTTCAAATGGGGCTGAAACTAATGCAGCTAATAGTATAGCCTTTCTATATTCTTGAACATTTTTTACCAGTTTTGATTCATCTGTCATATCTGCACAATCTCTAATAATTTTCTCAAATGTACCGAATGCCATATCATCTTCATATTCAACCGGCTCTTTTTTACCGTTAAAATCTATTGTAAATTTGTGTACTGTCATATGAATATATGTAAAATAGTTGTATATATGTCTATCTATAATGCAGTGGCTATAGGATTGTTACAAACAATACTAACTCCTCTTGCTTCCCAGTTTATAGTTTCAAATACTGGATCTACTGGTCTAATACCGTCAACAGAATGACTGTCAATGGCTACACCGTATACATTCATTATAATTGTTTTCTCAGCTGTACCGGTTCCACCGTTGGTGAATTTTAATTCTAATACGGTTGTTGAACCACTTGCTAATTCTGTAGTTGGAGGTGCGTTGATTTGATCCAACATTTGTTTGAATATTGCATCATCTTTCCATGAGGCTTGGAATGTACCGTTAATATCAAATCCTTGTCTGTATGCTGCGGTTGCTTTGTTAGAACCAATTCTGTATAATAGGTTGACGTTTTGTGTAAATGATATGTTTGCACTTTGTACTTCTGCTACTGTTGCTAATGCTGAGCCGTTATACCATTTTAATGTACCGTGTGCGAATGTGTAAGGGAAAGCAATGTCATCTGATGGTGGAGTTGTATCAAAGTCTGATGTTGTATTTGATGGATCTCCTTCATTACCGTAAGTGATATCAGCAGAAACATTAACAAGGTCATCAATATTTGTACTTATGCTTAATCCTGTCAAGACTCCACCTAACATACTTCTGACTACAGTTGCATTTGTTGCACTTTCTGCTTGGAATCCAATCTCACATGATAATGGTTGAACAGTTTTTGGTTGTCCGGTTGATGCATGAGGATAAGTATGAGTGAAATCTGAAGAAGAGCCTGTAGTAGATGGTGCTCCGTATAATGCTTGGAAAATCCAAGGGTTTGATAGTATAAATTCAACTGATAAAGAACCATTCTGTTGACCATATGCAAATGCTTCTCTTTCAACTTGACCTAATTTTCTGAGGTCTTTTCTAGAGTTGTTTACAGTCCATGAACCTACTGACTGTTGTAGTCCAAATGGTTTAGTCAATGAACTAGATTTTGTGGCAAAAGTTGTTTCCCATCCATATTTAAGATAACTATTAGCACCTGTTCGAACCATTTTACTCACTTATTAGATAGTGTATTACTATTTAAATATTATTAAGGGTTAACTTTTCTATACCTAACTTCTAGCACATGTCTGAATAAATTACGATAAAGACTATTAAGGGATTTACTTGACATTATCCTAACATCAACAAATCCGGTTCGTCTTATCTGAGACTTGATAATTCGTGATATTTCGTTGACTATATCATTATGCCTGGCACTATCCTGATATGATCTTATATCAACCTTTATTAACGGTGAATGTAAGAAATCAGATCCGTATAATCCAAAGTATTTTACGGATTCATCTACAGGTTCAACCACCACTATATCCCTACGGTCATCAACAAATCCTACCTTCTTCTCTTCCCATATTTTTTCTAGTCTTGGTTCTATTCCAACATCTCCTCCTTTACCCCATTCCTCATTAATCATACTGATAAAGTCGTCAATTACATCATATACTGCTATTCCCATTATATTTCCCTATACCCATTATCATAAACGTCTTTATAAAGTTCTTCATACTCTGGTTTCATCCATTTTTCTGCACCATTAAAGTGTTGTACCTTGACCAGTTTACCAGTCTCCTTATCTGTATATGTCGTGTACTTTTGTTTTGAACCATACTTTTCTATACTGTGTATTATACCAAATGTTACATCTTTTATAAATCCTTGTCTAAACTCATCTTTACTTTTCATTTTTACCGGTTCTTTACCTTCCTTTCTCTTCCATTGTATATTTCCAAACTCGTCTACTGATTTTCTATCTTTTGAAACTTCCCTGCCTCTTTTGCTGTAACTAATACCATGTTTCTTATTTCTATATTTAGTCCATTTTTTCTCCAATGAGGATTCAAACATACTGCCAGTAGACATCTGATTTTTAACCCATGATTCCATTGGTTTGTACTGAACCCATGTACCTGCCGGTATGTTTGCATTGTCGTTAATAAGAAGTACCTGTTGGAATTCCACGTCATCTATTTCATCATCATAATCATCAATGATGTCATCCTGGTCATCATCCTTGAAATTCTTTGTAATTAATCCAACTGCCTTTGCAGTCATTCCCATGTTCTGATACATTTCCTTTATTGAACTTAGACTTTTAGACTCTCTCAAGTTTACAATAGATTCTGACAACTGTTTATAATTATCATAACCATTTTCACTTAGTCTTAATTTTCTAGTAATATGACCTTTTACAGAACGTTCTGATAACTGTTCTCGTGTTAAGGTCAAGGAATCACAAATATTTCTCTACGATTAGAGATACATTTCTCGATGTCTTCACGCCATTCACGTTTAACCTGACCAATATTGATACCTTCTCCACCCATTGGGATTGTATCCATTCTAAAACTGGTGTTCATAATTTCCATTGCAACCATTTTTATAACACAGTCTTGAATATCAAATGGAATTACAGTATCACCTGCAAAGTTTTCTCCACCATATCTGTAGGTTACTCTGCATCTATTCTTTCTGAGTATGGAGAAAATATAACCTCTGAGATGTACTGTACCTCTTTCATAATTTACATCATACCATGATTCGTTTCCAAGAATATTATCCCAGGTTGCAGCTGCACCCTGCCAAATCTCGATCTTGTCTCCAGCGGCTATATCAAATTCATATATGTTCCTATGTTGAAGGAATATAGGAGTACCCCATCCGAAAGTGTAAAGTAAAGGTAAGTCATGTAATTCTTTTGTCTTTGTCTTGCTTCTCCATGCATGTCCCATTCTTCTGTCAAGTTCCTCTTCTTTTCGATTTATGAGTTTCGTGACTTGAGTTTTATTTGGAGTAGTAGTAGCAGTGATAGGAACACGTAGAAAATCGGATACATCAGCGACAGTGCAATAAACAGGAGTTACCATATATAGTAAAACGTCACTATCTATTTAAATATTATTAGATATTCTGCTGAGCCTGTGACATCAGCATATATGCCTGCTTCAAATCTTCTGTTAATATTTCCTAAATCCTGGACATTTTCTCCAAAGACGGTAAATTCAATAGCTGCTCCTATTACTGTACCGTTTCTTAGTTCAATCTTAGCCCCACTTGAACCTGCTTTCATTACTTTTACAGCAACAATTACACCGTGTCCACCTTTGATCAATGTGTCTGAATTGATATTAACTACATTATGATTAAGTTCTGTCATGAATACTGATAATGAGTATAATATATAAGTATTATTAAAAGAAAAAAAGGTTAGTAACCTGTTACACATATACGAATAGTCATACTATTCACTGCTGTGTCAGCGTTATCTAGTTCCTCCAATGCTACAACTGTTGCCGTTGAACTTGTTGGAGTATGACCATAAGCTTTAAACTTTCCAGTGGCTGCTGCTCCAGCTGCTGCTGGTGCATATTGCAAAAGTAGACCCTTATTAGCATGGATGACTTGTGCTCCAATTACTGTTCGGATTCTACCGCCCAAAGAAAGGTCAACTGTATTACCGTTTGTTAAGTACGTGTCTGAAGCACCATAGGTGACATCGACAATAACTGACTTTAATTTAGAGGTCAATTGT